GGGTGGGTATATATCTAAATCTCATACATTTCTAACCAATATCGGTATAAACCAGTTAGCCGCATACTCCTCAAACTTCATAAGCTTTACAGACATAAAAAACCCTACAGTTTAGTAGGGTGTTACTGGGTCTTTTCTATGTATGTAAACGGGGGAACCGTTACACTCATTATATACATACTTTTCAAGTTTGTCAAGTCTTAATCAAAAATATTTTAAAACTTTACAAAGTACTTGACAAACTAGTAAATGTTGTATATAATAATAGCATGAGTTATCTACCGGAAAAGAAACGTAATCTTACAGAGAAACAAGAATCATTCTTGAATAATCTTGTGGAGACTGGTGGAGATTTCAAAAAGTCAGCGGAACTTGCAGGGTATTCAGGCAATCACTATCAAATATTAAAATCACTTAAAAACGAAGTAGTAGATATTGCCAGTGACGTACTTGCGAGGGAAGCCCCTACAGCAGCATTCAAGCTTATAGACATAATGAAATCTGATAAGCCTGTTCCTCAAGCTAATAACAAACTTCAAGCTGCACAAACTATACTAGATAGGGCTGGTGTTGTTAAAACAGATAAAGTAGATATTAATCATAGTGTTAGTGGTGGTATATTTATATTACCAGAAAAACATACAATCGATATTGAAGCAGAGGATGTTAGTTATGAAGATATGGATAACTGAATACATAGATGATATTCCGGGTATTCTTATAGGACCATATATAAAAGCTGATACAATGATACAAGCTAGTAGAATAGCAATAGAGCATGGGTTGTTTGTTATTGGAGAAATCCAAGAACTACGACACGAAGAAATAAAAAAAGATAGAGTAGTCCACTAGGACTAAAAAATAAAATATAATGGCAAAAGATTCACGATTAGAAAGAGCAGGGGTTTCTGGGTTTAACAAACCTAAAAGAACTCCTAATCATCCTAAAAAGTCACACGTTGTTGTGGCTAAAGAAGGTAATAAGATTAAAACCATTAGGTTCGGTGAACAAGGTGCGTCTACAGCTGGTAAACCTAGAGCAGGTGAATCAGCTAAGATGAAAGCTAAGAGAAAATCTTTTAAAGCTAGACACAGAAAAAATATAGCTAAAGGAAAAATGTCTGCAGCCTATTGGGCTAACAGAGTTAAGTGGTAGTATATGGGTAAACAAATAGGAAGCGATGAAAAACCTATGGTGTTTAGAAAAAGTATATATGGTAAAAGCGATGGAGGTAAAGGTGCAAGACCTAGACCCGGAGTTTATACTAAACAATACAGAGATAACTGGGATTTAATATTTGGAAAGTCTAAAGAACTTGGAGAAGAAGATGGCAACAACAAAGAAAACGAAAAGTAAATCTACCGTAAACAAAGCTGGTAACTATACCAAGCCAACTATGCGTAAGAGACTTTTCGAGTCGATTAAACGTGGTACCAAAGGTGGTAAAGCCGGTCAATGGTCTGCTCGAAAAGCCCAGCTCTTAGCTAAAAAATATAAAGCTGCAGGGGGCGGTTATAAATAACATGGAAATATTAAGAAAGTATATGATAAAATTTATGAACAAAACAAATAAATGTTTTTCAAAATTATTTAAAAAATGTTTATGCACAAAAAAGAAAAATGTCAAGTCTAAAAAAGTCACAAAGAAGTCTTAGAAATTGGTCAAAGCAAGATTGGGGTACTAAAAGTGGTAAACCGTCTGCAGAAACGGGTGAAAGGTATCTCCCAAAGAAGGCGATTGAATCACTATCGTCTGAAGAATATGCAAGAACAACAAAAAAGAAAAGAGAAGACACAAAAAAAGGAAAACAATTTAGTAAACAACCAAAACAAATAGCTAAAAAAACTAGAGGTGCTAGACAGTTTAAATTTTCAGGTGGTAAAATTCAAGATGCTATTGGAACAGAACTTTATAAACTTTTTAGAGTAGGAGGAGAAAAGTTAGGTTTTGGTGTAGAAGAACAAAAAAAAGCTAGAAATGATGCTGGAAGCTATATTAGTAAATATAATAAATTAAATTTATTACCTTATAATACTTATCAAGAAAGAGAAAATGTAGATGAAATATTTACTCATGTATTAGCAGCTTATAGATTAGGAAATAGTAAAATAAAAAGAACAGCTTTTCAATCAAAAGATTTAATACAAGCTAATCTTTATAGAAATGACCCAGCTAGTTATATAGCAGAAAAAGGTGATTTTCAAAATAACAAAGTAGGTTTTTATTTAAGAGATACTTTTAAAGAAGATGAACAAGCTGCTATGGATGAATTAGCTCAGATGATTGGAAATAAAGATGAAAGATTATACTTTCAATAAAATAATATGAAAGAAGGATATATAAAAAGAGCTACATCAACCATACCCTTTGGTTATGAGATATCTCAAGAGTCTAGTTCTTTTCTTAGACCTATTGAACCAGAGTTAGAAGCTTTGCAGATTGCAGAAAACATGGTAGTCAACGAAGAAATATCATTACAAGCTGCATGTGATTGGTTAGAATACAAAACGGACAGACGCATGTCTGCTCCGGGTTTGAAAAAACATATAGATAAAAAATATGGATTACGAAGTGAAAGATTGGGAAACGAACCCACATCTTTACTTGCAAGATAGCGAAGGCAATTTTGTATTAAAGAAAGATGGTACGCCTCGTAAAAAAGGTGGACGACCTACTGGTGATGCTGAAGCTGTAGCACGTAGAACCATAACACGTAAACAAAAGAATATTCAAAAGCTAGAGCAAAAGCTTAGTAACGCTAAGACTTCATTCAAAAAACAAAAAACAACTCTTGAAAAACTTGATAATACTAAACAAGGTATTGTTACTGACGATGATTTAGATAAGTTACCTAAAGCTGTACAAGAACATCTAGATAATCACCACATATTTTTCCACGCTAACGAAGGTCCACAGACAGATTTTCTTGCTGCTAGTGAGAAAGATGTGTTATATGGTGGAGCTGCTGGTGGTGGTAAATCATATGCAATGATAGTTGACCCGTTAAGATATGCTCATAAGAAAGACCACAGAGCTTTAATACTTAGAAGGTCTATGCCAGAACTAAGAGAGATGATAGATAAGTCTCGTGAGTTATATCCACAAGCTTTTCCCGGTGCTAAGTTTAGAGAAGTAGAAAAACTTTGGAACTTTCCATCAGGTGCAAAAGTAGAATTTGGTTTCTTAGAACGAGATGCAGACGTATACAGATATCAAGGACAAGCCTATTCTTGGATTGGCTTTGATGAAATCACACATCTACCAACAGAATTTAGTTGGAACTACCTTGCGTCTCGTTTAAGAACTACTGACCCAGAAATACAAACATATCTTCGTTGTACTGCTAACCCCGGTGGTGTGGGTTCTCATTGGGTAAAAAAAAGATATATAGAACCAAACGAATACAACAAAAGTTTTTTAGGTAACGATGGACTTACAAGAAAGTTTATTCCTGCTAAGTTAGCAGATAACCCATACCTTTCAGAGGATGGTGTATATGAGCAAATGCTTAAGTCTTTACCACCAACCCAAAGACAACAGTTACTTGAAGGTAACTGGGATGTAGCAGAAGGTGCAGCATTCACAGAATTTGAACCATCTAAACATGTAATTACTCCTTTTGAGTTACCTATACACTGGGAAAGAGTAAAAGCAGTGGATTATGGTTATGCTGCTGAAAGCTGTTGCCTATGGGGTATTATGGACATTAACGATAATACTTTAATAATATATAGAGAATTATACAAAAAAGGCTTGACAGGTGAAGAATTAGGTGCTATAATAACAGATATGGAGACAGAGGACCCTTTTTCGGTTCATGGTGTCTTAGATACTGCAGCTTGGGCAAGAACAGGAACTACTGGTCCAACTGTAGGAGAAAGTTTAATTAGAGCTGGTCATAAGTTAAGACGAGCTGATAAGAATAGAATACAAGGTAAAATACAACTACACGAGTATTTAAAGATTAGAGAGAACGGTAGACCTAAGTTACAGATATTTAATACATGTCCTAACTTAATAAGAGAACTACAATCAATACCGTTATCTAAAAATAATCCAGAAGACGTTGATACAAACGCTTCTGACCACGCATATGATGCATTGCGTTATATGATAATGAGCAGACCTAGAATGGAAAGCCCATTAGAAAGAATGCGAGGTTTAAAACGAGAAATGTATAGACCAGTTGATTCGACATTTGGTTATTAAAATATGGCAGACAACGAAAATACATTTTTAAGTGCTAATAATATCTACGAAGAAGTAGAAGGTGAAGCTGGAGTTCAATTAACTTTAGAAGAAGACCAGCAAAGAAATCTTATTGGTATTATTAAAGGAAGGTATGCTCAAGCTGAAGACGCTAGACAAACAGATGAAAAAAGATGGTTAAAGGCTTATGAAAACTATAGAGGTCTTTATGCTAAAAGTGTTAAGTTTAGAGAATCAGAAAAGTCTAGAGTATTTGTAAAGGTTACTAAAACTAAAGTACTAGCTGCTTTTGGTCAATTAGTTGATGTTATATTTGGTACAGGTAAATTTCCAATAGGAATTTCTGAAACTAAAGTACCTGAAGGAGAAACAAGTTTTGCATACTTAGATACATCTAATCCTTCTCCTTCATTAGAAACTTCTACTCCTGACAATATAGGTAATAGAGAAGGTTCAAATATAAATCCTTATGATGTTGGTTATGAAGGTGATGGTAAAACTTTAAAACCCGGAGCTACTTTTTATAATGGAATATTTGAAAATAGTTTAGAAGACCAAGCTAAAGAAGCTGGTATGCTTACAGACGGAGTAAGTCCTGACCCACAAAAAATAGAAATTTCTCCTGCACAAAGAGCTGCAAGAAGAATGGAAAAACTTATACATGACCAAATAGAAGAGTCTAATGGTAATGCTGAAATAAGAAATGCTCTTTTAGAATCTGCTTTACTAGGTACAGGGATTGTAAAAGGACCATTTAATTTTAATAAAAAATTACATAAGTGGGACAGAGATGAAGCAGGTA